TTCTTCCAACTGAGTAAAGAGTAGCTGCTTCAACTAAACCGTTTTGGAACTCATCCCAAGCAAGATCAGATTCTTTTCTAGCTGCTGCAGATCCGAATTGTAATAGACCTCTTGAGAAAGCACCAAGATCATCATTTCTTAACGCTCTGTCAGTGAATGAAATCATACGGCCATAGTCTTTAACTTTGTAAGTTTCACCAGTTTCAGAAACAGTTCCGCTTTGGTACTCAGCACCTTCTGGCTTTAATACTAGATCAGGAGACTCACCAAGTCTTGCAACATTGATTTCCTTGTAGTCTGCAACTTGTCTCTCTCTGAAAAGAGGCCTGAAAGTTTGAACAGCCAATTGAGCATCAAAGCTTGCAAGTAATGATTTGTTTGCTGCATCTTTTAAGATGATTGGGAAATCAGAAGTTGAGTGATCTCTTGATAATAGAGAATCAATAACTTGATCAGTTCCCATTTCAGAAACATCAGCACCATGCTCTTTCATAATGTTTTTGATTAGTGCTTGTGGCCCTCTGATACTTCTATAAGCTTCAGATGCTTCACATGCAGGGTTAATTAAATGTGCAAGTTGTTTAACTCTTTCTTGATCTCTTGTTGCTTTAAGATTATCACCAGCTTCAATTCTCACAGTAGAAACCTCTTCTTTGTCGGCGTTTGCTTTAAGTTCAACTAAAGTCTCACGCACATGTTTAACATTGATGTTTTCTTTTAAGAAACCATCAGCTTCATTTTCAAAACCAGCAAGCTTACACATTTCTCTTACTTCTTTCTCGTAAGATGCGCGAGCCTCTTGGCCTTTCTCGAAAGCTGCCTTTTCAAGAGCTTCCTTGTCGATAGTAGGAGTTTCTACAACTTCGTTCTCGACTGTTGTGTTTTCGTTTTCCATTTCGGAAACCTCCAAAGTTTTAACATTATCATTAAGCTCAACAACAGCCGAGCCGGTAACGACATCATCAGGGTGTTCAAGGCTTCTACCAACACCAACCCTTAAATCTGCTGGTGTGTGGACCATGCTGATTTCCGTAGAATTGGTTGCTACCTTGTACACGTTCAACTCACCTTTTTTTTCTGATTCTTTAATCAAATCAAAATCGGTAATTTCATATCCAAAGGAAACATGCTTTACAATACCGTCAACTATGTCATTGAAAATATCATCTGCAAATTTCTTTTTAGAAAATCTAACTTTTGCACGAGCTACTAGATCATCATCAACCCATGCCGATTCAACTACACCAATATGCCCATCTCTATTATCGTGATTCCAAAGAAGCGCACCACCTTGGTTTAATCTTGCTAAGTCCATTTTTTGAGTATCGATTATCTCGGTACCCCACCACCTATCGTAAGGCTCCTCACTCGCAAAAGCTAACTCGACTGTTCTATTTTCAATGTCGATAGCTTCAGAGTTTTCAACAGTTAAATTTCTAAACTGCTTTTCGCCTAATACTTTTGATCGGATTTCATTCTTCATCATCATCCTCATCATCATCTGGCATTTCTGTATTTTGTTGCTCTGGTTCTATTATACCAAGTTCCATTTGAATTTGCTTATCATAAGCACGTTGTTTTTGTACTTTTAGGTAATCCCTGCCATCTGATTCGATAGCCTCAACTAGAGAAATAAATCCAGCATCTAATTGGTTTAACATTGCGTTAGTTTCTTTAACTGGATCAAGCATGATTCTACGAGGTTTAATGCTCTTAAAGTCAATATCATCAACTTGTAAAGCACTCATCACACCAGCTAAAACTAGTCCTTCTTCAAACCAGCCAGCTACTTTGTTATTTAATTGAGCTATGAAAAGATTTTCTTGCCAGTCAGTTACGTTCTTATACATATCCTGCCAGCCGATTCTTGCGCTTGAATAGTTCACTTCTGATAGGTTAGTTGAAACACTCTCATAAGATAAACCCGCACCAATGGCCGCTAAACGGATAAACTGTTGGTAAAAATCTGAATCACCACTAATATCTGGCATCTCTGGAAAGGTGATTGATTCACCAAAGCCGAGCCTATTGATTTGACCTCTTTTGATAAGTGAAACGCTACCATCTTTATTTGGCTTGCCTACCAATGCGTTAGGATCACCACTAGCATCTTCAGTTTGAACAATTGCGGTCATACCAGATTGAATTTGTTGCTTAGTTAAAACATTCAAACGGTAGTTAGCCATCATTTTCAAAGTTGGTATGATTGGAGCTAACCAACACACACCGAGCTTTTGATCACCATGATCTTTTTTGTATAAATGACAAATATCCTTAGCTTTAACCCTGATAACTTTAGAAGAATCAAACGCACCTTGGTAATAAGTGTAATTCTCTTTAGGGTTATTCTCATAAAAGTAATAAGCTACCGGCTGCCATTTAGAATTGTATTCAATCCCTTGGACAATGTTATTTGTAATACTTGTGTTTTGATAATCTTTGGCTAGGTAATCATAAGTGATAAGTTGTAACTGCATCGGCACAGTTAAACCCATTGAAGCTGAACGGTAGCGCCTTCTTATGAACACACCACCTTGTTTAGCAATCTCTCTCATTGCTGTACCTTGGATACCAGCATAAGTTTGGGTTAATTGCGCATCGCATTCTGTAGTGTCAAAAAAGGAAACGATAGCAGATTCAGCTACCTTGACTAATTCAGTATTTTGAGTTTTTGAAACAGCTTGAAACGCTATACCAGAATCACCAACAACATAACTTTTATATGTGTTGATTATTCTCTCAGCAAAAGGATCATTCTTTAAAAGCCAATTTACTCGATCAGCTAACCCCATTATTTCCCACAAAGTAGGAGTAGGAGTAGACGACCCAGGATTCCAACCATCAGCAGTGATCTTTGGATCTAGTGCATCGTAAGTGCTTTTTTTTGATTTCCCTATATTCCAAGAGAGAGGGTTATACCAGGCCATTAGCGTCTATACTCCGTGTTAATTACACGGTTGTTTGTGCTACCACCATTGATCTCTTTAAGAATTAAATTGCGTACACGCTCCATTTCATCAAGGGAACGATACTCAATCTCTTTATCATTTGAATATTTGACTTTGGTTGCACCAGTAGCAATAGCCTTCTCTAGTACCCTCAAATCATAAGCAGTCCAACTTGTAGCCACGCTCTTAACCGCCGTATTTTGCAAAAAATGTTTGTTTTTTACATTTTAGGTGTTTATTGCCCAACTTTCAATAGCGTTTTTCTCAAACACCTCAACAACAGCCTTATAGTTTTCTGGAAGCACAATGTCCATTTTCTTGATTTGCCAAGCCGCGGTTGAATAATAGAAACAATCTAGTGCTTCATTTCGATCATGCTTCTTAAAGTAGTAATCTTTTAGCTGGCCTGTTTTCTTGTCTTTGGCTTTTCTTTTTTCCTCTGCAGTTAGCTGGATAAAGTAATCCTTTTCAAACATCGGGAAATGGATGTAGTTATCAGGATACTGGCCAGCCTCTTCAAGATAAGCAGCACTTGGTTTCTGAATATTAAGATCATCATAGGTTTTATCTTTTCCAATATTCGATGAAACTATGTATAACGTCGCGCCTTGCTTGACCTGCTTACCATTAAGGTCAATGTCCACTCTTTTCGGCACACCAATAAATTGACGTGTAGCAAGCATGTCTTGTCCCTTAATCACATGCAACAGACCTCTAGGGAAACGGCGGCTAAACATATAGACTTTGTGAGACTTCCAACCAGAATCGATACAAGCAGAAATGATTTGCTTCTCAGATCCATCGGCACACTTAACTGGTGTTTTGAGATATTGGTATAACTGCTCCCAAGGTGATTGGCGTTTCTCACCAGAAACAGAATCGAAATAATGAGGCTGGTTAACATCAGCTGCATTAATATCGCCATAAAATATCTTGTGATCTATAACGTAACTTTCAATAGAGCCATCTTCTCGCATTCCAATAGCTCGCAACGTCATTTCCAATCTATCACCCTGGCAATCGATACCACCAACTAATGCGAAGTCCCTAGCAGCTTCTGGCACCACACCAATTGCATAAGTCTCACGGCGCTGCATGATCAGCTCTACTTTCGGCGTTTCTTTGTTGGAATCCTCATAAGCCAAACCAAGTATAGTATTTGTAAAAGCAATTCTACCTTCCTTTGTTCTACAGGCCTTAAGCCATCTTTGTGCTATGTCTTTCCAGGATAACCAACCATAGGGCGAGTAAAGAGATGATATTTGATAACCCCTAGCATGTTTCTTTTGTGGGTTTTTCTCTGTTGGGATCCATTTAGCACCACTCTCTTCTGACATCATCCAGGTCTTGTGCTTCATTTCTTCAATATGACCTTCACAAGCAGGGCATTCCATATAAATACCATCAACATTATGAGAGCCATCTTCATTCTTAGGCCATTTCAATTGCTCAAACTCGAAAGTAATCATTTCATTACAATGCGGGCAAGGCATAAAGTAGCGCCTTTTATCCGTGTACTCATACTCATTAGAAGCGTGACATTCACCAACAACAGTAGGAGTAGAAAAAGCCATGTGCTTTGCACGAGCACCAAATGTGTTTAACCTGTTTTCTATTAAAGCAATTGGTGAGCCTTCTGCAGATGTACTAGCTGGGAAACG